TTAGTACTTCAGTACCAGCAATATCCATTCTAATAGTATCTTCGTCAGAACTTTCTTCTACTTGAATTTTAGTATCACCATCAGCATCTTGAAAAGTTGCAACACTTACATTGTTAAAAGTAATAGCTTCTACTTTAGTACCAGTAGGAGGAGCAGCACTAAATGTTAGTGTGCTACCTGAAACTGCATAAGTATCTTTATGTTGGACAACACCATCAATAGTTACAAAGGTTTGATTTTCTGAATCAGGACTTGTACCTAAAGCTAAAGTAGTATCAGAGCCATCACCAGTCATAGTAGCAATTACTGGAGCAACTCCAACAATACCACCTTCTAATTGAAAAACTTCAATAACTCTACTATTAACAGGAGCTGTAGCAAATGTTAAAGTAGTTCCAGATACTGAATAAACATTATCAGCTTGATAAACACCATCAATAAATACAATCAAACCATCTTCGCTAGACATACTTTTAGCAAGAGTAAATGCTGTTGTAGAGCCATCTCCAGCAAAAGTGCTTTTAGCAAATACAGAAGAACTTCCTCCACTACCGCTACCGGCAATAGCACCCCATTCATCTGTATAACCTTCAAACTGTGAAGTAGTTGTGTTATATCTAAATTGACCTGCTTCGGCACTTGGTCTTTGTGCTGTTGTACCTTTTGGTATTAAAATAGCATCAGTGTTTGTACCTAAGTCTACAGAAACTGTTGGGGTTGTTTCATTAACACCTATTCTATTATTAGAAGTATCAACTTTTAAAACATTAGTATCTACTGCTAAGTCTCCAGAGAACGTACCAGTTGTACCTGAAACTGCACCTGAGAATGTACCTGTAGTTGCTGTAATTCCTGCAGTAATTAAATTAGCAGCAGTATAACCAGTAGCAGTTGTATCTACAGTAGCAGCAGGTTCTGTTTGCGTATCCGCAAATAATCTAAAAGTATTATCTGTAGAAGCATCATAATATAGACCTGCATATTTAATTGTACTTGATTCTACATATTTACCAAAGAATCCAAAGTCACTTGAATTAGCTGAGTTGTTATTTAAAAGCCCTGTGAAGTTATCATCAGATACGATTGGACCAGTTTGTGTAGTAGTACCAGATACAGTTAAGTTTCCTGTTACTGTTAAATTATTACCAATAGTTACATTACTTGGTAAACCAACTGTAACTGTACCAGAACTTTCTGCAACTTCTACTTCGTTGGAAGTTCCTGCAAAAGTTATAGTACCACCTAATGCAGTAGCTGTTGAATTAGAACCATCACTTACAGTAATTGAAGAGTTGGCAAGTTTAGCATTAGCTATAGAACCTGCTAACATTGCATTCGTAATAACTCCAGAACCAATAACTAAATCAATAGTGCCATCGCCATCTTCATAAGTAGCAGAAATACCTGTTTCAGTATTAGAACTAAACATAGCTCCTACTGTATCTTGTACAACTTCAGATAAATCTATATTTGCAGTACCGTCAAAAGAAACACCATGAATAGTTCTAGCAGTTGCTAAAGCTGTAGCAGTAGCTGCGTTACCTGTAATATCACTTGAAGTTAATGCAAGTGTACCTGCTGTAGCAGGAAGAGTTATAGTAGGATTACCACTAAAACTTCCATGAGCTGGTGCTTGTAATCTTGCGTAGTGAGCATTTGAAGACTCACAATAAAAATCTATGTATGATTGTGTACCACCATTTTTAATAGAGATAGCACCTTGAGAAATTTGTACTCCGTTAGTAGAACCACCACCGATTCCTAATGAAGTTGTAATCTGAGCAGCAGCCGGAATACCTATAGTTACGGCATTACCTGTAGCTGATGTTTCTATTTCATTTGATGTACCACCAATAGTTAAAGTTTCACTATCTAAGTCAATCGCAATAGTTCCGCTATCAGTTGTTACATCTAAATCTTCTGCAGTTAGTTGTGTATCTACATAAGCTTTAACAGATTGTTGAGTTGGTACAAGCGTTGCAGAGTTTGAAGACATGTCATCTTCATCTACAAAAGCTGTAATAGTTATTGTACCATCTGATAAAGAACCATAAGTAACTGTGCCTGTTGTAGTAATAGCAGACGAGCCGTTATCTATCGCACCAAAGCCACTTGTAATGCTACCTGCGTTTAGTGCTCCAACAGTTGTAACATTAGAAAGTGTATCAAGAGCAGACTCAAAATAAGTTTCAAAGTCTGTTAATGCAACTTGTACCATAGTACCGTTGTCATTTACTACTACTCTATCAGCATCTGCAAGTGTAGTAGATGTAGCAGAGGTATCGCCATCTACAATATTTAATTCTGAAACTGTAGAAGTAATACCATCAAGTGCGTTTATTTCTGCTGCAGTTGCAGTTACACCGTCAAGTATATTTAACTCAGCAGTAGTAGAAGTAACGCCATCAAGTAAATTTAATTCTGTAGCAGTTGCTGTAACTCCATCAAGAATATTAAGTTCAGCAGCAGTTGAAGTTACTGTAGTACCATCAAGAGCAAGAGTATCAATCTCAGCAGTACCATCAATAAATATGTTTCGCCATTGTTGTGAAGAACTACCTAAGTCATAAGTGTCGTCATCATCAGGAATAATACTTGAGTCTACATCAGCTCCAAAGACTACGTTATCAGTAGCAGCATCACCCATAGTAATTGTGCCGCCATTAAAAGTTGTAGTACCTGTAACTGTTAAGTTACCACCTACATCTACATTACCTGTAGTAGTTATAGAGTCAGTAAAAGTATCTTTAAAACGTAATGACGTTGTTCCTAAATCTATATCACTATCAGTAACAGGAACAATAGCACCATCTTGTATTCTTATTTGTTCTACAGCAGCAGAAGAAACTTCTACATAAAATCCTACTCTATTATTTGAACCATCAACTTCTATTTTATTTAAAAAGTCTAAGTCACCAATTTTAAATATGTTACCACCTTGTCCAGCAGTACCATCGTGTCTGTGTCCAGTAGAACTAGCACTACTAGAAGAATATGCGAAAGCATTTACTAATTGATTATATTCATCATTAAACAAAGCTGCGGTAATAGTATCACCGTCTGCAAAAGTACTTTGTCTTATATAAGCTTGTGCCATAATTATCTCCTACCTGAAGGTATAAAGTCTACATAAAGTCCATTAACTGTGTAGCTTGGTTTTGTATCATTACTTGTTACTGTAAAATTATTACTTGTACCACTGCCTTGTAATGGTACTCTTATCATTGGATTATTTTGTCCAGCAAATTTGTTTGTGTTAAATACTGCATCACCAAATAAAGAAGGTGGGTTTATAACTCCTAAGTCAAATAAATCTGTTGGTTGTGGTACATCAGTACTGTTATAATCAAATTTAATTTGTACATCAGGTTCTACAATACCTTCTGTTGCCATAGAAACTCTAAGATAGTGTAAAGTTTTTAAAGTTCCTAAATCACCATAGTCATAGTCTGGTGTAGTATATCTTGCTAAAATAGCAGTGCCATTAAAGTCATCACCAGTATCGTGCTGATAAACATTACCATTAGTATCACCATGATAGTATTGTTCAATACCACTACTATCAAAACCAGAACCAATAGCAGTAACTTCTAATCCTCTAGTTTCTGACCATTCAAAACCATTAGGTCTTAATGTGCCGATAATACCTCTTTGTGTAGTATCGTCAGCTCCAGTATTTGTGTAAAATAATCGGTACTGTGATTTTTCTCTGAGTACTACACTGGTTATTGTAAAAAGATTTACTGTCTCTGCTAAATCACTAACAAGATTTTGTATATTACTACTAACAGTTCCTAACTCTACATCTCCAATTCTTGCTGTACCTGCTACTGTTCTTAATCCATCTGGTGCTAAAAATATTAAGTCACCAGCAATCTCTTGAATACTATGACCACTTAAACAACCTACGTTTTTAGTAACTGGTACTACAGCTATCGTACTAGAATTGTTTATATTCTGTAGTTTAAATATTGAGTTTTCACAAAATATAAATAATTCGTTACGGAAACTTTTAATACCTTTTATTTGGTCTTCTAAAGCAATCGAACCAGAACCAGTGCTAGTAAAATCTGTTGGGTCTAAAGTACCACTAAAAAATACAGTATTTAAATTATCTTCAACTCCAGCAGCTATTAAGTGTTTGTCATGTACTGTTACATACTCAACTGACTTTGTACCAGTTACTGTTATTTCACCAGCAAAAAAAGTTCTAGTATTTATGTTAGCACCTGTACCTTCCATTCTAAAAAAGAAAGGTTCGTTAGCTCCATCAGAAATAATTAATGTACCATAATCTGAAGTAGCACTTTCAAACAAAGCAAACTGGCATTGTCCTTGTCCAGTTCTAGCAGCAACACTACGACCTGTAAAAGCTGTATGATTATCACCACTACTAGCAACACTAGCTCTATTTATTTCTAACCAACTTGTACCAGTTTGACTAAAATAAATACTTGTACCTGCACAAACAACTACACCATCTGCATAAGGTATTGCACCTAAGATAGTTGTTGAACTACCTGTAGGTTGTACTGCACTACCACCACCAAACTTTGTAAAGCCATTGATACGTCTGTAACCACCCTTAGTAGAAACTTCAAAGTTTTTTAACTCAGTAGCTACACCGGGAGTTTTAAGTAAATCAATAGCATTAGATGCAGTAACTAAACCTCCAGCACATGCTACAGTATATGGTTGACTTCTACTCATTAAGTGCCTTTAACATTTCTTTTTCTTTTTCTATCCTAGTATTTACATTTTCTGTATTGATAAATACTTCATTATTTTCTTCAATTAACATTTCAGAACTATCATTTTTATTTAAATGCATTTCTATTGGATTGCCATTATTATCATTAAAAAAAATACATACTCTTTTAAAAGAATTATTATTTTCGTCTATATCTTCTAAATAGCTAGTTTCTCTTACTTCTTTAATATATTGATTTATTTGTTCTTTAGCCATAATTATGAAAATGAAATAGTACAAGTTTGACCAACAGCAGGAAATGGTGCTATAGCAGAAGTATTATCATTTACATTACCGCCTGTACTTTCATCCCAATACCAACGATAACTACTTCCTGTATCAGCAAATGTTGCAGCACTTCTATTAAAAGTAGTGCTATTAATATTAACTGATGTAAAAGCACTACTATTAGTATTACTTACAGTATTCGTATCATCACACTCTACAAAAATTCTTCTGCTACCCGCAGGAAGAGGACCAAAACCTTGAGAAACTACACCAAAAACAAAAGCTCTTGTTAATACATTATTATTAAAAAAATTTGAATTTTGAAATGTAGGACTTATAGAACCGTAAGAGGCATCATATCCTCTATATCTATAGTCTGTACCAAAAGCCTGATATACAGTCTGACCTACAGTAATTGTTGCTGATGTGATAGCACCACTAGCACCATAAAAATCTGCAAAATCTATATTAGTTCCTAACGTACTATTAATAGTTCTACCAGAAGCAGCAGTTAAACCTCTAATATCAGAGTCATTTAAAGAACATGTAGTACCAGTAGAACCACCAGCTTCAACATGAATTTGGTCTAAAGTTAATGCTCCACTAGTAGCTAATGCCATTATTTATTCTCCAACTCTTTTACTCTTGAAGATAATTCTTTAACTGCTTCAATTAATACTGCAGTAATTCTGCTATAGTCTACTGACTTAGTACCCATTTCATCATCAGCAGTTAATACAATCTCTGGTAGAATCTTTTCTACTTCTTGAGCTATAACACCAATACTTTCTTTTTCATCTCTAGTATAAGTAACACCTCTAAGTTGTTCTACTTTATCTAAACCATTTTCTATAGTTTCGATATTATCTTTTAATCTTTCATCTGAGAAAGCAGTTACATTATTATTAAAAGTCGCAGCACCTGCTTCTGACATATCAAGAGTAAGAGCAGTTATATAAGAGCTGCCATCATAACCACTAAATTTTATGTCTTTGTCTTGAACCACAGAATCTATGTCAAAATTTCCGCTATTGTTTGCGAAATTACCCCATTGAGTTCCATTATCTTTTAAAGCTATATTTCCACCATCAGTATCAAGAACAATATTATCTGCAACATCAATAGTCATAGAGCCAGAGCTTAAAGTCATTGTTGTGCCGTCTATAGTAATATTATCAATAGTAATACCACCGTCTAAATCAGTTAATGATGAAGTTACTTTTGTTAGTGCCATATTATCCCTCTAATGTTTCTATTCTTGATTTTAAATCTTCAATAATATCTTGTTGTTCTTTGATAGCTTTCATTAAATAAACAGTCATACCACTTGGATTAAACCAATGTTTTTCATCTGTAGGATTTTTTGGATATGCTTCTGGAAACTTATCAACTTCATTTTGTGCTATATAACCTTTTATTTCTTCTTTAGTTTCATCGCTTTTAAAGTTAAAAGTAACAGGTTTTATATTTTTAAATTTATCTAAGACATTTTCATCCCAATCTTTTATATTTTCTTTAAATGATAAATCTGAACCTGAAGTTGCATATTGAGTTGTATTTGTTGATGAAGCTACAAAAATATATCCAGCAAGTGAGCTACTACTATAAAATGCTTGAGCAAAATAATTATTAGTTCCAACAGTATTTGTTATGTTTAAAGCAGTAGCATTTGAAGAATAAGCATGACTAAATGCGACTGTTCCATTTACTTGAAAAAGAGCACTAGGACTTGTACCACCAATCATTACTTTTCCATCACCATTAACTGTCATTAAACTAGAATCACTTGAATTAGCAACTCTTAAAGCATAATGACTTGAACTGCTTCCAGCAGATACTCTTAATCCAAATTGGTCTCCTCTTACCCAACTAGCAGCATAAGAATTACTGTTAGAAACTATCTTTAACATCGCATCAGGACTTGAAGTACCAATACCAACTCTTCCAACAGAATCAATTCTCATTCTAAATGAGGCTGCTGTAGCAAAATCCATAGCATCTGATACATGAGTATATTGTATTTGCCCTCTATATCTGGCATCTCCAGAAGTATCATCAGCAAAATATATTTGTCCTACAGCGTTA